CTGTCTTTTGCCCATTGAATACCAGCAATCATTAATTCACCACAATTTTTAAGCCTCGCCAACTCGTGGTCTAGTTTTTTATTAGCAAGTATTTGTTTTTGTATTTTTTCTTGGGTTGTAGCTGACCTTAAACAGGCATCTTGAAAACCACCCCCAAGTGGTATTGAAAAGGTTGCAGCAACGCCAAAATTTAAACTTAAGTTATCTTTATTGCCACTGTAATTTTCTTGGTAGTACAAAATTTCCCCTGCATTTGTAAGGTTGCCATCACTGTCGGTTGCCATGTTGTA